GTTGGAGCGGGCGCCACCGCCCGCCAGTTTTGATTTGAATTGTGAGAGTGTTCTGGTCTCAGCCATTGTTAGGTCCTCCTATGTTTATGTAGTAATGATCAAACAGTTCCAACAACTTCTTCGAAGGCAACTCCAGTACGGGTTGCAACGAAGGTCAAGGTGACGTAGTTGATAGACTTGGTTGGCTTCAGATAGATGTCAGCTCTGAATTCATTGTTGTCAATCACATCAGGAGTGTTATTTGTCTCATCACAAACAACCAAGAAGTCATAAAGTCCTCTCTTAGCCTGGACATCTCTCAGATAAGGTTCAACGATGTTGACGAAATTGGATCTCGTGTTGACATCATTGAGTTCGAACAGTTGTGCGTTAGCGGCTCCTTCCAGAGCTTGTTCAACTGTCAGGAACAGTCTTCTAACGTTGATTCTGTCAAACGCGGATGAGTAACCAAGAGCTGTCTTATCACCGAAGAGAACAATTCCAGTTCCAGGCTGATTGATGATTGAGTTGACTCTTGCTGGATAGAGAAGGTCTCTCTGTGCCTTGTTGGGGTTGTAAGCCAACTTGATAGCGTTATTCAGAACACCTCTTTGTTGTCCAGCTGGTGAGAACCAAGGATAAGCCAGAATCGATGTTCTAACCATCAAACCTGCTGTGTCACCATTACATGGGATGTAACGGAACTCATTATTGAATCTGTCATAAGTGTACTTGTAACCACTATCAAATACCGCGTAAGAGGAACTTGACAGAGGAGAGAAGTATCTCAGAAGATTGTTTGTCTGAGTTGTAGAGTTAGAAACATTAACAACGTTGGCTCTGTGTGGTGAAATAGTAGCCACACAATCCTTTCTACCTTCAGCGATAGAGATACAATAGTTGGCCTTAGCTTGTGAATCCGTTTCAGCACTCAAACCAGGACCCATGATGATGTAATCTACTTCGATTTCATCTTTGTTGTCGAAGTATCCGTAACCTGTTACCAAATCACCCAATGTGGCGTCCATACCACCACCAGCTTGGTAATCTTCACCACCACCAAGTGTGTAACTTACGTTTCCAACTGCACTGAAGCGAACATCTTGTGCTTCCTGACCCCAGATACCTTCAGCTGTTGTATAAGCAACGAAGTCGGTTGAGAAACCAGTTGCCAGAGGAGCGGTACCCCAATAAGCATCAGCTTCATTGGCGGGACTATAACCAGCCCAGATTTGCTCAGAACCGTTGGCGATGTAGTCCTTATAGTAAGTCTTGGTTGGAGCCTCACCATCAGCGGAAGCGTCAAGTGCCTTAGAAAGGTTCAGATGCTTCTCAAGGAGGTTACCTTGAATACCTGTAATAGTTCCAGTGTCATCAACGACAACAACGTGGAGACCATCACCACCACCATTTCTGCTGGATGAATAATTACTCGAAACAGGTCTAGGAGCCAGAGACTTCCAATAGATGGTTGAGTTGGTCAGACCCAAAGTCTGTTCATCATACCAATCAAGGATGGAGGAAGCAGTAGAAGTTCCAGTCGTAATACCTGAACTGTTAACGAAGTTCAGTGAATCACTGGCTTCGAAAGCAGCTGCTGGGTTGCTCTGTTGATAATCCAACAGATAAGTTGTTCCAGCGGATGAAACTCTAGCAACAACCTTGACTTCAACCGTTGAGTTGGAGTTGACTGCATCAGTTGTAACACCAGTAATGATACCCTTCAGGTAACCATTAAACTCAGTAGTTGTTCCAGCACCAGGAAGAATAACACTTGAGAGAGCTGAAGTAACTCCATTACCAACAACAGCACCAATGGCACTTGGGTTGGTTGTGGCAATGCCGATGATTTGGTCAGCAGCGTTATCAATGAAGCAAACCTTCATTGAACGAGCCCATCTACCAGGGTTTCTAGCAGCGTAGTAGAAGGTTGTATCGTTTCTGTGATTCTCTTCGTAATCGTCGTAGTTGTCGATTCTCAGTGATGAAGTAGAAGCAATACCAACACCTGCGTTGGAGTTTGCCAGTGTACCACCACCAATTCTTACAACTTTCAGAACACCACCGTATGACAGGAATTCCGAACCCGTCATCCAGTACTCGTACTGACGATCAGTTGAAAGAGGCTGTCCGAAAGTATTGATGTACTCCTGCTGGGTGTTGATCTGAACTGGCTCGTTTACAGGACCAATTGAGAAGGGGCCAGCGATAGCACCAATATTATCGAGAACGTTTTCGGCTCTTCCGACTGTAAGATCAACTTCCCTGATGAGTACACCAGGAGATAATTGAGGAGTCGCCATGTTTTTCTCCCTAAAAGTT